AAAGAAAAGGACTCGGCTGACGATGGCTGAAGTGCTTTCCCAACTATTTTGATTATGCTTTCTTGCTTATTCCTAGACCTACGCAAATAAAAACTTTTCTCATTAATTTTCTCTCTCTCTTTAGAAATATCATATCCAAGGCTTTGTCGGAATCTCAAATATCTTTTGTCTGAACCAATTGTGACTGACCATCTAATTGTGGGTCTTCCCATCATTGACACATCATTAGACACTTTGCTAATGGCTGCTTCGCTATTATAGCAGTCTCTGGATTTCTTAATGCTTAGCCATAAAGCGAAGTCTAATCCGAACATGCCACATGAGAGTTCTGGCTCATAAAGGAAGAACCCAACACTCATGCTTTTGAGGTCCACAATCTCATTCACAAATCTCTTGAACAACGGGTTAATCGACATACCAAGTGTGTTGTAAAACTGATGAGCTTGAAGAGTTTGTGCCAAGACTATTGTTGACAGTGTAAACCCACTTTCTAATAGCTGCGATCTGAGATTGGCCATGAGATGCATTTTGTCTTCCAACCCTCTAATCACTCCTGGCATTAATGAAGGATACACATACTTTATCTTAGGTGACATTATCGTGTTCCTAACTGTCCACATAGAGTTAAACTCTATCACGGAGCATCTGACATCTCTTGTGCTCTTTTCAATGGATAGTGTTATGCCAAATAATTTTGCACTATGCCTCACAAATTCAGAACAAATTGATAAGAACCCTTCAAAGAAATCTGGTCGAATGTTTGTTTCTTCTGGGCTATAAACAATTGTTTTGGCCAATGATGAATCATCTGATGATACGTTTGCACTAATTATCATTTTTGGCATGGAGATACCTTCAACCTCCTTTACTCTCATCAAACAGAGCTTGTTAAAGAAAAATTTAAAAGCCTCCATGTCATACAGCATTTTGCAAGAGTGATACAAGGAAGATGTGTAATGCAGAATTCCTTGCATCATGTTGCTCTCGTTTCTCAGTCTTGCGCCGTTGGGATCACACAAGTCATTGATATGTGTTTGACCTAAGAACTGTGATTTTAACTCATTCATTTCTTCTGAGATGTAATTAATGGTATCACCGTGCTTCTTGAACTCTCTTATCAAGACACCAGGTATCTCTAATTCTTTATCTGTTACAGCGTTGAGGACTGTTCTACAGAAGCCGTGATAATCTTTAGGCACGAGAACCTTCAACAT